ATGTCCCTGACCATTTCTACCCTATAGGCGATTTGGAATCCATTGAACCGTTGCAAAAAGAATTGAACGAAACCCGTTCACAGATGATGAATCACCGTAAAAAGTATTCACGCAAATACCTGTATAAAGAATCTGCGTTTGACACATTGGGTCGCAACGCCTTGGAATCCGATGATGACAATGTTATGGTTCCTGTAATATCAGATGATGCGTTGTCGGGTGTTGTGGCTTCATTCCCTGCTGTTATTAACCCACCTGATTTCTATGACCAAACAGCAACAATCATTCAAGACATTGACCGTGTTTCAGGTGTGTCAGAAATTCAGCGTGGCGGTACAACGGAAATCCGCCGTACCGCAACCGAATCATCGTTAGTACAAGATGCCAGCAATGCACGGACAGCCGACAAGTTGGCTATGGTTGAACAAGCCATTAGCGAATGTGGAAGGCGCATGGTTGCTTTGGCACGCCAGTTTATGACTGGCGAACAAGTTGCCCGTGTCATCGGCAAAGATGGTGAACCCATTTGGATTCAATTTGACCGTGACTACTTGGAAGGTGACTTTGACTTTGAAGTAGCCGCAGGTTCAACACAACCACACAACGAATCTTTCAGACGACAAATGGCTTTGCAAATGGTTGACGCTATGGCACCGTTCGCTGGTGCAGGAATTATTGACATGGCTAAACTTGCCGCCTATGTGCTACAGATGGGCTTCGGTGTCAAAAACCCTGACGAGTTTTTGGCTAAAGCCGCACCTGCTGGACCTGAAATGGGTGGCATGCCTCCTGCTGGTGGACCTCCTGTCCCTGCTGGACCTGAACAAATGCCACCAACTCAGGGTGGTGCAGGTTTGCCGTTGAACGGCGACCCTGCACAATTGGCTGCACTATTGCAAGGACAACCCCAGCAATAGGGAACAACTATATTAATATATAGAGCAACCATTTAGGACTCAGGAGAAAACATAATAATGACTGATGAAGTCGTAAACACGCCAGCCGTGGAACCCCAAGGGTCACCCGTTACGGAAAGCGTTTCAGAATCCACAGATACATCGCCAACGCTAAGTGTAGAGGAATACTCTAATCATAGAGTTCCAGTAAAGTTAGATGGTGAAGAACTTCAGGTTCCTTTATCTGAGGCAATTGCAGGTTATCAACGCCAAGCAGATTACACTCGTAAGACGCAAGAACTATCTCAGCAACGGGAGCAATTCCAGTTTGCTAGTGCGCTTGAAGCGGCTTTAGAGCGTGACCCTGCGTCAACAATAGAATTGTTGACCAAGCATTATGGTATCAGCCCTCAACAGGCTGTTGACATCATTGCTGATGGTGATGACTTTGAAATGCTGGACCCGCAAGAAAAGCGTATCAAAGAATTAGACCAGCGTATTGCATCGTTTGAGGACTACCAAAGTCAACAGCAAGTTGAACGAGAAGTTCAATCACTACAGCGAAAATATCAGGATTTTAATATCCAAGAAGTTGTCACAGCCGCTTTGCGAACTGGGTCAACAGATTTGGAAGGCACTTACAAGCAGATTGCGTTTGACAAAATGATGGCAAAAGCAGAGTTAGAACGACAGGCAGCCGAGAAGCAGCAACAGACCGTTAATGGTGTTGTTGAAGCAAAACGGCAAGCCAGTGTTGTATCGGGTGGTTCATCCGCTACAGCGTCAACCACTAGCGAAACTTACGAACCCATCACTAGTGTGCGTGAGGCTTGGGAAGCCGCCAAACGCTCTATGGGCGCAGTATAAACCAACTAACTTTCTTTTAGGAGAATATAATGTCTAACGCAAACTTTGATGCGCTGTTGTCAACAACGCTCGCAAATTACCGTGACCAACTCACGGACAACATCTTTACGGCACGCCCGTTGACCTACTTCCTTCAGGACAAGGGTCGCATGCGCATGCTTAACGGTGGAACCAAAATTGTTGAACCACTCATCTACGGCACCAACGCAACTGTTGGTTCGTACAGTGGCTACGATTCAATCGCTTTGACAGCACAGGCTGGCATCACGGCTGCTGAATACGATTGGAAGCAGTACGCTGCTTCTATCGCAATCAGCGGTATTGAAGAAGCCAAGAACAACGGTGAACAGGAAATCATTAACCTGTTGGAAGCCAAAATCATGCAGGCTGAAGAGTCCATGCGTGAAGGTTTCAACCAAATGTTCTTCGCAGACGGAACTGGCAACAGTGGCAAGGACTGGAACGGTCTTGGTAACTTGGTTGAGGCTTCGGGAACTGTTGGCGGTATCAACCGTGCAACGACTGGCAACGAGTACTGGCGTTCATACGAGGAGAACACCGCAACTGCGTTGACTCTTGCTCAAATGTCCACCGCTTACAACAGCGTTTCTGTTGGTAACGACCACCCTGACATGGTTCTGACAACTCAGACTTTGTTTGAAAAGTATGAGGCTCTTTTGCAGCCACAACTTCGTTACACCGACACCAAGACAGCAGATGCTGGTTTCCAAAACCTGTTGTTCAAGGCTGCTCCTGTTGTTTACGATGAGCATTGCACCGCTGGTATTGTGTACTTCTTGAACAGCAAGTACCTGACCTTGGTTGGTCACTCAGGCAAGTGGTTTGAACAGACCGCTTTTGTTCGTCCTGAGGACTTGGATGCTCGTTACGCACTCATCATGTGCTACGGCAACTTGACCTGTCGCAACGCTGCGAAGCAAGGCAAGTTGACCGCCAAGACGGCGTAAGTTAACCGATTATGGCGATGGGGGCGCAAGCCCCCATTTCCAACTTATTAAAAAAAAAACTTTAAAATTTAGGAGAAAAAAATGCCACTAAAATCAAACGACAATGGTGCAATTGACCGTACACGACTCGCCGCTTGGGCAGCCAAGGAAGAGTTGGTATCGGTAGTTGCAGCAACTGACGCAGCAACCGTACAAGCAGCAGCAACTCTTGCTGGTGCAGCAACTACACTGTACACGATGACCCCAACGGCAAGCCGTACCTTGACCACACCAACTGGTGCGGAACTTGGTGCAGCGTTCACAGATGAGGGTGTCGGTTCAAGTTTCCGTTTCACCGTTGTCAACGCCGCAGCAGCAACCCACCCAATCGTGGTAACTGCTGGTGCTTCGGGTGTAACACTTGTTGGTGTAGCAGCAACCTTCTCGGTTGCAGCAGCATCATCTGCATCGTATATTGCAGTGTTTACTGCAGCGAACACGGTAAGCATCTACCGAGCATAATTCCTACCATTTAGGAACATTAATCATAATGGTGGGAGGCAGAAACCTCCCACCATTATTTATATCTAGGAGTATTTATGCCAGTTAAATATAACATTTTGTCCAGTCATGCTGACGCTAAACCAAAAGCGGGGACAGTTACATCTAACTATCCGCCGAAATCGGCTAAGTCGGGTAAGTCCAAAAAGTCTAAGAAGTCTGTTAAGGGTGGTTACTAATGCCAAGAGGAAAAAAATCCACTGCACCTCGTAGGCGACCCAGTGCATCAGGTGATGCTTGGAACCGTAATGATGAAAAGTTGTATGGCATCATGGGTGGAAAAGATAAAACAAAATATGCTGAGGACCAAGCAACTTACCGTCAGTTTGGTCGTACCTATGGTGGACCAACTGATGCTGTTAGCGTGGGAGAACGAAAACGCCGTGAGGCTGGTAATTTTTCGTTTGGTGAAAAGCCAAAAAAGCGTGCAATTACTGCAAAAGAAGCAAAAGCAATAGCGGGTAAAAGGATTAACCCACTATCGCCAATGATGAGTCGTTCAGCACAATCCAAGCGTATGACAAAGCAAGCACAAACTATTGCTATGGACAAAGTAAAAAAGAAGCGTGCTGTCTCTGCTGACAGTAAGCGTAAAACTGGTCAAGCAATTGATATGTTGGGCAAAAAGAAGGCTGCCCCCTCTAAGCCACCAAAAAGGAGTTCTCGTAGAGGAATACCAAAAGAAAGACAGCGTAGGGGACAATAATGCGTAAACCTGCTATAGAAGCCCGTGTCGGTCATACCCGTGGTTTGGATGACATCATTGAACCACTTGTTAAGGCTGGAATTAAAAAGGCTAAGAAACCTATCAAAAAAGCGTTAAAGGATGTTCCTGATAAGAACTATAAAAAGAATCCTTATAACTCTAAGGGTGGTTTGACCAAGAATTATAAAGATTATGTTATGCGTAACAGCAAAGGCGACTACTAGTCATGGCTTCTATGAAACCTAAGGGCATTGTTGATGATATTGGCAAGCAAATTGCACGATTAGTCAAACGGGGTACTCCTACTGCAAAGAAGGAAATTGCTAGACTTAGGGGTATTCAGAATACTTACATGTCGGATGCTGCTCGTAATTCACGGGGTTTACAACGCAACATTAAGGAATGGGATTCACGAATTGGAAGATTTGATTATTCGGTTGCTGACGCACAGCAGGCAAAGAGCGTTTCTGCAAGACTTCGTGAAGAAGCCCGTCAGCGTGGACTTAAAGCCAAGTCACAAAAAATTGGCAAAAAAGAACAGGCAGATGTTAAACAATCGTTGATGCAGGCTGCTAAGCGTGATGACATGGCTAAAGCCCGTAAGGCTGCAGGGGGACGCAACAACCCGAACGCTGTGAAGGCTAGACAGAAGAAGGCTGCTAACGCTCGTAAGGCTGCTAAGCCAAAGCCTGCTGCTGGTGGTGCTGGTAAAGGTCCGAAGAATCCTAAAAAGACTGGTATTGCTTCAGCACCTAAGGGTCCTAAGAAACCTAAAAAGTAATGGCTATGGTTAAGCCGAAGAAGAAGGCTGCTGGCATTTCTCGGGATGATTTAACAAAGTTTTTGTTAAACAATCTTGTCGGTGCTGAGTCGTTGGCTTTGGGTAAACAGGCTGCCGATTTGGATACTCCACGGAACACTCAGGGTGGTATGGCTAATCAGTTTGGTGCTGCTGGTATAAATGATTATGCTCGCAAGTTGTTGGCTCAACTTGGGTTGGCTGGTCAGGCTGTTGCTAAAAGCAATGTCGCCGATTTTGTTGGTGTTAAA